GCAGAAACTATAGAAGAATTAGTAGATAATATAGTATGTATGGAAGCTATAAAATCTATAGTCTCTGTCATGAGAGTAAAAGATAAACAGACTTGGAACACTATTGACTCTGAATCTTTTGCTATCTTAAGAGAATACAGACAAGGTATAACAGATAATATTGGTCTTAGAAATATACTCATAGGTAAAGAGGAATTAAATGAGAAAGGCTAGAGGATTTAGGGAGAAAATAAGAGATGAAAGTAAACACAGGTTCAAACATACCTCAATCGGAAGTGGAAAAAATGTTCGAGTTAGAAACAAGCACAAAAAAAGACAACAAAAAGTCAGAGCAAATGGTATGCCCTCTTATAGAGGACAAGGAAAATAGATACAAATTATTTAAATGGGAGTGGAAATTATGATAAGAGTATTAATAGAATTGGAACTTAACGAGTATCCAACAGATAAAGAGGTTGAATTAGAACTTCACAAGTTAGTTGATAGTCTAGAGCCTGTCATATGGAGAGTAGAGGATGAGTGAACAACACGAAAACAAACTAGAAGAAATAGAAAGAGTAGAATACAATAGAGTTGAAGCGAGGACTATAAGTGGTTGGGCTAAGTCTCTTTGCTATCCTATCAGTGACATTTCTGTACAGCTTTCTCGTCTAGCTAGTGAGTGTGAACTAGAAGAAGACATGGAAGATTATTTAGATGAGGTAAGACAGATTCAGAATAAGTTAGAGAGTGCTTTCTTTAGATGTGAAGAAGTGTTTGCTGACAGGATAACAGCTTTAGAGTGTGAACTATTAGACATGGAAGATGAGGAGAAGATATGTTAAATAAGATGGACCACGAAAACGAACTCATTAATAAAGTTTTCTTCTATGGAGACTACCTTGCCGATCAAACTGCAAGTGGCGAAGAAGAAAGTGGTGTTCGCTTATCCTTTGATTTAGATGAAACTCTAACTAAAGAAGAAGTAAAAGAACTGTTTGATCTATGCATCAAAGGACTTGTAACACAGGAGAAATTCTATGACTGAGTATGACGTATTTGCTTTGTATGCAGAGCAAGAAGAAAAGAATAAAATCTCTGCTATCGAAGGTAACAATGGTAAGTTAACCTATCATTTTAAAGATGGCACGACAGAGATTTGGAAAAGTAATATACTAGGTAGGTTATATAAATTTAAACAGAGATGGGAGTAATAAAGGATTTATTATCTAACCTTAATCAAGTAGGAGTATTAAGTTTAGATATAACAGTTTTGATATTATGTTTAATAGGTTGGTTAAAATTTAGAGAGCCGATCCTAATTGCAGGATTTGGTATCTATTTATTTAGTACAATAGTGTGGCATATATATCATTAAATGCTGACGAGCTATCGGGTTTTTGCCTAAGACGCACAGTTGATACCGATATAAATAAGATAACTGAAAACTTATGAATAGTGTGGCTAGGTGTTGCAACTAGTAAAAGTTAGAATGGAACAAGGCAACTTCTAACCCTAGTCACATACTTTTTAAAAGGTTGCAATTAAAATTTAGATATGGTATAATAATAGTATGAGTTTGAAAAAAATAATAATAGATATGTTGCAGTATAAAAGAATGTGCAACGACACAGATGTGTATAAAGAAATGTATGAGTTGAAGCTTGGCTATACAGTTGAGCATTCAGGAGAGAGGTGGGTAACTTTAGAGTTTATAGATGAAGAAACTTTAAGGATGTTTAAAGATTATATCTTTATCCCTTACCTTGCTCCCCATAAGATGGATAGCTATACAAAAACTCACGAAGTCACACAATGATACATCTAGCCCTCTTGATACACCTCACAGGGTCGTTGTGTACCATTTCAAATGGTATTAGTTTAGGGTCTAATGACTTAGTAAAACCCTACGATTTTTTAATAAAGGAGAAAAAAGTATGCCGGTAATTGAAGGTACTGCTATGTGGGCGAGCATTAAAACGCCCAACACAACATTTACTCCAGAGTATCAAATAACTCTGATAGTAGATGATAATGTTGCGAATGATTTTGATAGTCGTGGCTTTCGTGTCAAGGACACAGAAGATGGCAAGGCTATTATGATCAAACGTAAGGTGAGTCGTAAAGATGGAACGCCTAATGCGACCCCTAAATTAATAGACTCTAGTAAAGAACCTCTCGATGTAGCAGTCGGTAATGGTTCTAAAGTTAGAGTTCAATACAGAGAATGGGAAACATCTAATCAGTTCGGAGATTTCAAAGGACTTGATCTTCAAGCTGTCCAAGTTACTGAACTTGTGGAATACACAGGAGCAGATGGTAACGAGTTGGATGCCCTTGATGATGAGGATGAATTATGACAAAAGAACCTGTAGAACAGAAACCATTTGTTACTATTGATGATGTGCAAATAAATATTGAAGACTTACCTGAAGAAGGTCAAGGAGTCTTCGGTAGATTACAACGATTAAATCAGAAGAAAGCTAACCTTGTGTTAGACTTGGAAGAGATACAAGCAGGTATTAACTTCTTTTCTAATAGAATCGTAGACATTGTTAATGAAGATAAAGCCCCTGCCATAAATGGTGAAGGGAAAAAAGAATCTAGTTCTGAGTCTGATAAAGATTCAGAGTAGATGTGTGTGCCGAGAAGGTAAAACTTCTCTTGTCGAAACGTGTAGTTAGGTGTTGAAACTCCTATAAAATCCTGAAGACTGAGCTATTTTATTATAGTGAGACGAGGTAGGTCGGAGATGAATGAGGAATAAGACTGAGAAATCCAGTTCCTTACTAACTACACAACGAGGGTTAGAATATGACATTTATAAAACATCACTTAGCATGTCCGAAATGTGGAGGTAGTGATCCTGTCTCTTTAAATAAAGATGGATCGGCTAAGTGTTTCAGTTGTGAAACTTACTTCTTAAATTATAATAAAGCATTAGATGGAGATGGAGATGGAGATATAGATATAGTGACAGAAAAAGAAACAGATACTACTGCTCTACATGGTGGAGATTATGTAGCTTTAACTGATAGGCGAATATCAGAAGCTACGGCAAGAAAGTATGGGGTTAAGTCTGTCCTGTCCTCTAATGGAGAGATAGTACAACACCACTATCCATACTTTAACAAGCATGAGTTGTCTGCTACTAAGATTAGATATGTTCGTGATAAAAACTTCTCAGTTAGTGGTAGCTTTATAGGCACAGGATTGTTTGGCGAACAGTTATTTCAATCAGGTGGTAAAGCTATTACCTTAACAGAAGGAGAGTGTGATGCGATGGCTTCCTATGAATTGATGGGGAGTAAGTGGGCATCAGTCTCAATCAAAAGAGGTTCGTCAGGTGCAGTTAAAGATGTTAAAGAAAGTTTAGAATTTCTTGAAAGCTTTGACAGTGTAGTCATTTGTTTTGATAATGATCCACAAGGTATTAAAGCAGCCAAGCAAGTAGCGATGCTCTTTCAACCTAGCAAGGCAAAGATAATGACCCTGCCTAATGGGTACAAAGACGCTAACGATATGCTTCGTCAGAATAAACATAAAGAGTTTATAGAAGCATGGTGGTCAGCTAAAGTTTATACTCCGAGTGGAGTGATAAACGTATCGGAATCAAAAGCAGACTTCTTTGATAGGGAGAAAAAGGAAAGTGTTCTGTATCCTTGGAAGGAACTTAACGAGAAACTATATGGACTTAGGCAAGGCGAGTTAGTAACCTTGACAGGTGGCACAGGACTTGGCAAGTCTTCAGTAACTCGTGAGTTAGAACACTGGCTTATCAAAGAGACTACAGATAATGTAGGTATCATATCATTAGAAGAAGATTGGCGAAGGACTGTCGATGGTATTCTATCTATCGAAGCAAACGCAAGGCTTTACATTGATCAAGTCAGGGAACAATTTACCCCTGAAGAAATTGATAACTTCTTTAACATCCTGTATGATGGCGAGAATGAAAACCGAGTATGGATTCATGCTCACTTTGGCACTAATAGTATTGATGAAATCTTTAACAAGATTAGGTTTATGATTATTGCGTGTGATTGTAAGTGGGTAATAGTAGATCACTTACACATGCTTGTCTCTGCTATCGCTGAAGGTGACGAAAGACGAACCATTGATAACATTATGACTAGGCTTAGAAGCATAGTTGAAGAAACAGGGGCAGGTCTTATACTGGTATCACACTTACGTAGAGTGGATGGCAACAGAGGACACGAGAATGGTATTGAAGTTAGCCTGTCTCACTTGAGAGGTTCGCAAAGTATTGCTCAGTTGTCTGATTGTGTGATAGCATTAGAAAGGAATCAACAAGCAGAGGATATAGAGGAAGCTAATACAACTCGTTTAAGGGTACTTAAATCTAGGTACACAGGCGATGTCGGACTAGCAGGTAGATTATTTTATGAAAGAGAAACAGGTAGGCTGCGTGAACTGGAGAAGGAAGCTTATGAAGATGACTCTACTGATGAACTGGAATTATAAATGACTAAAATAGTATTGGAGGATGGCGAGAAAGCAATCGTGGACTACTTGAGTAAGGGTAGATATGATAGAGCAAGAAGTCGTAATGCTGAAACTTTACCTCTTAATAATACCAATGATAAATACTTTTCTGACAAAACAGGATTATTTGCAGAGTTAGCATTAGCTAAACTAACAAACGTATATCCTAGTCAAGTTTTTTCTCCAGTATGTAAAACTAAGGATAGTGGTAGTGATGTTGGAGATATACAGTATAAAGGTTGGAGCATAGATGTAAAGTCAACTATTCATAATAATGGTGTGCTTTGGATTAACAAGATTAATAATAATATTGATTTGTATTCATTCTTTGTGGTAACAGAAAATGAGGACACTGTAACTTGTGAACTCAAAGGTGTTATAACAGGCAAGAAGCTACACGCTAAACCTAAAAGACCAAGGCAACCACAGTTTAGGTTTCCATGTATCTATGCAGAGCAAGACGAATTAATATCATGGGAGGAATTTAAAAAAGAATGGACTTAGTATTTGACATAGAGACAGACGATCTTAAAGCAACTAAGGTACATTGTATAGTTGCTCAAAATCCTGACACTAATGAACTGTTTAAGTTTCCACCTGAAAGAGTACAGGAAGGCTATGAATTTTTAGCCACAGCCGATAGGTTGATTGGTCATAACATCATCGGCTTTGATATACCAATGATTAAGAAGTTTGGTGGTATAGACTTATCTAGAAAATCTTTAATAGATACTTTAGTTATGTCAAGATTGTTCAACCCTGTGCGTGAAGGTGGACATAGCTTAGAGAAATGGGGGCATAGATTAGGATTTCAAAAGATTGAGTTTGATGATTACGCAAACTATTCTCCTTTGATGTTGAAGTATTGTACTCGTGATGTTCAATTAAATACAGTTCTATTTCACTATTTAAGAAACGAAGGTAGAGGATTCACTAAAGATTCTATTGAACTAGAACAGGCAGTTGCACATATAATGAAGAAGCAGGAAGAGAAAGGCTTTAAGTTTGATGTGCAAAAAGCAGAACTTCTATTAGCTGAACTCAGAGAGAAGATGCAGAAGGCAGAAGATGAAGTGCATGAAGTATTTAAATCTAAACTTATAGATATAAAAGATGTTAAGCCTAAACTTAAAAAGGATGGTACTCTATCTAAGCAAGGCTTAACTCCTGAAGAGTATGAAGAAAGAACAGAGACAAACGATATAACTCCCTTCACTAGACGTAAGCTACAAGACTTTAACTTAGGCTCACGTAAACAAATAGGGGAATACTTAGTAGAGTTTGGTTGGAAACCTAAAAGATTTACTGTCACCGGACAACCTATGGTAGATGAAAAGACTTTATCTAAGATAGAGAACATACCACAAGCTAAGTTAATTGCTGATTATCTTTTGTATCAGAAAAGAATTGCACAGATTGATTCTTGGATTAAAGCAAGAGAGAGTGACGATAGAGTACATGGTTTTGTTATACCTAATGGTACTATCACAGGGCGTATGAGTCATAGAGCACCTAACATGGCTCAAGTACCTAATCTAAAGAGTCCTTATGGGAAAGAGTGTAGGGAATGTTGGATAGTAGACGAAGGATATAAACTAATAGGTATAGACGCAAGTGGGCTGGAATTAAGAATACTTGCACACTATATGAAAGACGAGGAATTTACAAATGAAATTATCAACGGAGACATTCACAGCTTTAATCAAAAACTTGCAGGGCTTGAATCAAGAGATAAGGCAAAGACATTCATCTATGCACTTATATACGGAGCAGGAGATACAAAACTTGGGAGTGTGGTTGGAGGAAATCAAGAAGATGGCAAAAGACTTAGACAACATTTCTTTGATAATAAACCAACATTTAAGACTCTTCGAGACAGAGCTATCAGAGCAGCAGAAAAGAAATGGTTGAAAGGATTAGATGGTAGAAAGCTTTTAATAAGAACACAACACGCTGCTCTTAATACTTTACTGCAAGGTGGTGGAGCAATAGTAATGAAGCGAGCATTAGCTATGCTACATTCTTTAATTAAATTACAAACACTAGACGCACACTTCGTTGCTAACATACACGATGAATGGCAGATGGAAGTGCGAGAAGATTTAGTAGATTTCGTAGGTCAGTTAGCTGTTGATTGTATACAGACGGCAGGTAACTATTATAATCTTCGTTGTCCAATGGATGGTGAATACAAAGTAGG